ATCAGAAGCATTATATAATCCAACAGTATATAAACCATAAATAAGATATAAGGTATATCCGGCTACAGGAGAGTCACTTCCAATTGCATAAGACGCTGTACTGTTACCGTAATAGAATGCCCATTTACCAATACTTTGTCCATAAAGACCAAAATTTCCACTTTGTGACATAAAAAAAGTACGATAACCAGAGTTATCATGTATTCCATATCCGCTCCAATTGTTTTGCCCAGTTCCATAAGTATGCACATTACCATATGAACCATATGTATCAGCAGATGTTAAACCCCTTCCACCACTACCAAAATAAGCATGATTTGTATTTAACGTACCTATTGAAATATCTCCATTACCATCTCTTAGCACAATTTGATTTCCTGCATTACCTGATGTAGCATTTATAGTTGCAGAGTTTGCTTGTCCTGATATAGAAGCCGCTTGTCCTGATATATTAAAATGACCAGTACCGCTTGTAAATCTAGCTGACCATCCAATACCTTCTCTATGAAATCCAAACTCTGTTTCATTCATCATTAGAGTCATGCCATTACCACCTCCAAAATGAATACCAGTCCATCCATTTTTTGAGCCTTCTACTCTCCAAACTCCATAAGATAAGTTCTGAGGATAAAAATGAGCATTATTTACAGAAGGACAGTATAGTCCATGTGTACCTGTTAACTGCAACCATGTAGCTACTTGATAATAAGAATTACCATTTTTACCAGGAAAATTATCATAGTGATAACCATCTACAGTATCTGCGTTACTTGCTGAAGAAGCAGAACCTGCAGAGTTTGCGTAAGCTACTTGTACACCAGATCCATGATTTGTTGTTAACTGCCAGTAAGACCCTGTCCAGTTATTCACAATATAATAATCATTAGGGTGTGAGGTAGCCCACAGTTTAAAAGCTCCATCAGCTTTACCACTAATATTAGTCTGGTCTCCCGTATTTGTACCAGAAGATGATCCACTAAAGTTTGCAGCATTCCAATTACCACTATCATCACACCAAGCTCCCCATGAGCCTGCTTGTGTTAAGAAACCAATACGGTTAGAGTTACAATGAATTTCACGCTGTCCTTCATCACTATCAGACATATAAATGGAACTAGATGAACCAGCTCCAGTTACTGTAAGGTATCCGCCAACATTTAAACTACCTGGTGTACTTGTGTTACCAGATCCATCTAATAATGTAAGAGTTCTTGTAAGAGAACTAAATACACCCGTATACTGTCTAACATATATAGGTTCTGTTCCGTCATCAGCTGTTGCAATTTCAGCAAAACCAGCATTAGATGCTCCTCCTACTCTAATTCTAAAAAAATCATTATCTCCTATAGTTGCATATACGAGATTTGCCTCTGAACCACCGGCAACTGTTTGACTAATTGCTGCAGCTGTACCAGATGATGTTATATATCCACTAGGGTTAGTTGAATTATATGGTGTATATCCAAGAGCCGTTGTTACATTAGCTGATGTAATACCGGTAATATACCCAGATGGGTTAGTAGAGTTGTACGGAGTATAACCAAGTGCAGTAGTAACCATATTACTTGTAATACCAGTAATGTATCCACTAGGATTAGTAGCATTGTAAGGTGTAAACCCTAAAGCTGTTGTTACTTGGCTAGATGTAATACCTGTTAGGTAAGTATTACCATCAACAGATCCGTCTGCTTTAAGGAACTGAGCTGCTGTACCGCCACTCTTTATAAAAGAAGCTGCGGTTAGGTTATTAGTAAACTCAGCATTACCAGTAGTATAAATCTTAAATCTTCCTGCTGAGTTAGTAACGTCATATACTGTAAAGGTACCGTCCGTGTTACTGATAAAGTAATCAGGGTTGTTGTCTGTATCTGTAAAGTAAAGACGCGGATTAACACCAGATAAAGTCAGATCTCCTGTTAGGGTACCTCCTGTTAAAGCAAGCTTTCCTCCTATAGAAGTAGCAACTGTTGTAGCAAAGTTAGGATCATCTCCCAGGGCTGCTGCCAGTTCATTAAGGGTATCTAACGTACTCGGAGCTGCATCTACCAGAGCTGCTATAGCTGACGTTACAGAAGCAGAAGTAGCATAAGACAGGCCAGATACATATGTACGCACCCATGCTGTAGTAGGTACTTTAGAATTATTATCTCCTGTTCCCGGAGCTATACTCAAAGTAAGACTTGCTGGTAGAACAACGTGTCCATCAGCATCATACTGAAATACATTAAGTATATGGGAGGTCTTCCTTTGTTTGTTCATTATCTTTAATTATTATTATTCTATTTTTTTAATATGTAGCATATGTTGAATTTATAGATACACTACTATCAGGAACAACAATTGCACTACCATCAGCATTTAACATATGATTTACTCTATAACCAATCCACATTCCGTTTACTTCTGGATTACTTGTATAACCTATTGCAATATATCTTCCACCAGCATAGTTTAAATCTACAATATTCATATCACAACCTCCACCTTTATACATACCTGTGATACCAGCAGATCCATTTGTTGATGAGTAATTTTTCATAATCCAAAAAGAAGACATGTTCCAACATGTATAAGAAGCTGCATTCATATGACCGCTAAGAGAAAATCCAGCTGCATCATTTAGATTACAAACAAGCAAATAGTTTCTACTATAAGCAGTATTAAGGTTAGGAGAAAGATTACCTATATATGAGTTACCACTAAATACCCTTGTATTGTGTTTTATATATCCGTAGAATACAGATGACTGATCTCCTCTAAAATCAACAACATTTACAGGAGCTGCGTTTCCACTTCCACCACCATAAGCTCTAATTCTTAATGTATTAGTAACTGCGGCTCCAGCTGTTACAGTTGCATCTATACCAATCCATCTATTTATTGAACTAGTTCCACTCTGTAAATCTCCAAAATATCCATACTTTATTAAGTTTTCAAAATTTCCATCAACACCAGATGTTGTACAGTATTTAGCTATTTCTCCTTGTACAGATAGCGTAGATGCTGGATTTGTAGTACCAACACCAGCATTGCCATAATAAGCATTTAAGTAAGAGTTGCCATTACCAGCTAAGTGTACGTTTGTAGTTCCAGTTGCATATCTTAGTTGAATAAATGCTCCTACCCCAGAACCACCACCTATTAATACTATATCACCTCCACCTTGAGCACCAACACCTAAATAACTAGCTACCGATAAATTATAAGTAGGACTTGTAGTACCAATACCTACATTTCCCCCGCTAGCATTAATTATTAAATTGCCATTATTAGGAACTCTTATCATTCCAGCCGTAGCAGAACTTCCGTTTGCATAATATCCTAAAATAACCCCTCTTTTAGCTGAAGTACCTATTTGGTCTACGTGTTCAGAAACGGTAATTTCTCCACTTGTATAAGTTCCATCTCCAAGAACTGAAAGCCTAGCTCCCGGAGTAGTAGTTCCGATTCCAACGTTACCAGCATTAGTAATTACTAACCTGTCGGCAGTCCCTAAAAGTTCTGGTCCAATTTTAAATGTATCTGAATCACTATTATCAATTCCTACATACCAGCTAGCACCAGGTACTCTATATTCAGTAACTGAATCCCCAGTTCCAACGTTTTCAAATTTTATAATAGGAGTTGTAGTAGAAGTATTTGCGTAAACTTGAAATAGTCTATTTGTAGGAGTAGTTCCGATTGCTACTGCAGCGTTAAAAGTAGTATCTCCCGAAAATATAGTAGCACCAGTAGAAGCTATTGTAAGTCTTGTACTTGTAATACCATTATCTCCATATTGTATTGTTAAATCTCCACCACTGTTTCTAAATCTATAATCACCATATCCATCTGCACCCCAAGTTGTATTAGTACCACGCATTAATTCAATATCAGCTATTGGAGTGGTATTTGTAGATGCTTGTACTCTTAATAAAGCATTACCACTTTCTACAATAAATAAATCACCACTAAACGTAGCACTTGTACCACTTAAAGACCCAGTTAACGTACCTCCACTAAGAGCTAGTTTAGTTGCAATACTATTAGTTACAGTGGTTGAGAAGTTAGCATCATTACCTAATGCAGCAGCAAGCTCATTTAGAGTATCTAATGCCCCAGGAGCTGCGTTAACCAAGTTACTTATCTGTGTAGTAACATAGGACTGTGTAGCATAGGTTGCTCCACCACTAGTTAATAAACTACCAGTCACAGTAAGATTAGCTGGTAATACAATATTACCACTAGCATCATAACTGATGAGATTTCTTAAAAAGCCTGTATCTTTCGTATTACCCATAATTAGTTATTTTCTACTATCCAAGTTCCGTTTATTTATTTATTACTATTAGGTTTTGGATATTTAGCTTTTATTTCTTGACACTTACTAATATAAGCATCTATTTGAGCTTGATTCCCTTTTACAACACCATCAATGTATTCTGTAATAGGAGGATACTCAAATTTACGTCTTCTCTGATAATTAGTAGCGTTATACTCTGAAATCAACTCACTTCTTTTTTCTTCAATATCAGCTGGTAAATCTCCAAAAGGAGTACCATCTAAATTTAAAAGAACATTGTTAACTAAAGCTGCTTTAATTCCGTACTTCTCATTTAGTACAGTTAAGTCATCAATATAATCTACATCTAATATTTGATTTTTCTCTATCATGTTGTATATTTTTAAATCCAATACCCTTGAATATATAATGCAAAATAGTGTGTGCCTCCTGAATAACCAGATCCTAAATTACAATAAATAGTACCGTTAGCATTTACGTTTATAATACCATTGTGCCAACTACCATAATAATGTGGTCCACCTGATGAACCTGTTTCAATAGAAGCATCTCCATCATGTTCCATTACAAATGATCCATAGTCAGCTCTGGTAAACGTGTTACTATCATATGGATAGCCACCATTTGTACCTGCCCAAGGATAAGGAGTTTGATCATTACTAATACCAAACCAAGCCGTAGCATGATCACCTTGACCTTGAGCAGCACCATAGTTTCTAACATGATACCATCCTACTACTGAAATGGCTTTTACTCCAGAAGGTAATCCAAGACCAGTTGTTGATATAGTAGTTTGAGTGTTACCGGTGATAGATGTATTCCATCCTATACAAGATGTTAATTGAACAAAGGTTAATCCTTTATAGTTTTGACCATGTCTTACATCAAAACCAAAATACACAGTACCATCTTGCTTTATATTCATGGCGTTACCTCCCCATCCTGGTATTCCTCCACCTGTTAAACCTTTTCTAGCAAAGCCAAAGCCATTTGGGAAGTTACCATCTGTAGAAGTGATTCTACCAGTAAACCACATACCATCAGCTTGACTATCTGCTGCAATTGGATAATATATACCAGCATAACCATTGGCAGTTGAAGGATTTATATAAATACCTTCACTCCAAGAATTACCTCCTGATGTAAAAGATGCTACTGGAGTTGTACCACTACCTCCAACTACATCTAAACGGTGTGTAGGATCATTTGTACCAAATCCTACATTAGAAAGAAAATAAGAAGATGTTCCAGCATAACCTGATAGTCTTGTAACAATATTATCAGCTCCAGTTCTTAATTCTAAATATCCATCTGCTCCAGATTGATACACTCTAAATAATTTTGCAGAGCCTCCACTATATCTACCTACAAATAAATCATTACCATCAGCAGCTGCTTTAACTTCAGAATATGAGCTAAAAATACTACCATAAGTTGTCGCACTACCATTTTTAGTCATAGCAAATGAACTAGATGGTGATGATAGTCCTGATGAAATATAACCACTTAAAGGTGACCATTGTAATCCATTATGACCATATGACTCACAATATACTGCTATAGATTGTTCACCGCCTACCCAAAACCCACTCACATAACCTTCAAGATAAGTATAATCACTATCTGTTGTAACTCTATAACTACTAAAAGGTGTACTTAAATAGCTTTCAACTTTACTAACATGTATTGTGTTAACCCAATCTTTATATCCAAATATAACATCTTGAGCTGGACTTAAGTAATTACCTGTTGCTGCTATAGTAATTTTAAAAGCACCTCTTGGTCCATAACCACCAGCATTTTGATTACTTCTTGCTAATTTATACCAACCAGTATAAGTAGTACTACCTTGAAAAGAAGGTCCGCCAGAGTTAATTTGAGCATAGTCGCCACCATTTCTTCCATCTAATAAATCAGCATCTAAACCACTTCCACTACCATCATTATTATCTCTCCAAATAGTACCACCTGCATATGTTAAAGTATTAGTATCTATAACAAGATTATTTCCACCACTTCTGCCTATTGATATTGCACCACCATATGAAACCATATATAATGGCCTACCTCCTGATTCTATTCTACAATTTGATCCATCCCAAAGACCAATTGTCATTCCATTACTACCACCATCGTTAATAGCTATTCTTGCTCCTGAATACGTTAATGTTAACTGACCAGTAAGAGTACCACCAGTTAATGGTAAAGCATAAGAACCAATATTAGCTTCAGTTAATACAATCTTATACGCAGAACCATTATATAGAGCCAATGAACCGATTCCAATTGTAGCATCTGATGTTATAGCTGTAGCATAAATTCTTAACTGATTTGCTGGTTGATTATAGTATATTCTAGCTGAGCCAGAAGATGCTGCTCCATGATATAATGCTAAATCTACACTATCAGTATTTAATAAATTAAGTCTACCAGTAAGACTACCCCCAGATAAAGCTAACTTAGATGCTATACTATTTGTAACTGTAGTAGCAAATGAAGCATCATTATTAAGAGCAGTAGATAACTCAGCTAGAGTATCCAGAGCAGTCGGTGCTGCATTGACTAGATTAGATATAGCAGTATTTACATATGTTTGAGTAGCTGCTTGTGCACCACCAGGCATAATAAGATTACCGGTCATGACAATATCACCACTTCCATTAACGGAAATGTAGTTTATTAACTCAGCTATCTGTGTATTTTTTCCCATTTGCTATATTAATCTTAATGTTTTATTTACGGTACTACAATATCAAGACTACCATTCCAAGGATCTGGAGACTCTTGATTAGACCAAGCTCTAACTGCATTTATAAAGTTACTCATCTTTAATAACTCTTGCTCATTTCCTTCTCTTAATACATTAGACTGTTTCCAAGACGGGTAGTACTTATAGATATGTTCTTGTGCAAAGTTATTAATTTCAGACTGTTCCCATATAATATAAAGCTCTTCATCTGTTTTTGTATGAACTAATACCGGAGGATCTTGTGTAAAGTCATACACCTGTTTAAGTTTTAAGAAGTCTTCTTTACAAGAAATTCCCTTGTTTTCTTTTGGTCCATCCCAAACACAGTTTCCGTATTCTATAATTTTCATATCTATATGTTTTAAACTCCTGATGTACCTAATTTACCATGAAGAATATATACCATATCTACAATTCTTACTCTGCTACGTGCATCAGTATCACCTCCCCAATTTATTATACGTAATGTATCTGAACTACCAAAAAGTCCAGGTGAATAGTTTGCTAAACAATACCATCCACCATATGATCCACCACCATAATATTGCCCACTTATTTTTAAATTTGCAAAACTATTTAAACTATTATTGCCATCTAATGTTCTTGGCTCAGTATAATTAGGAGTTGGAGCACCAGTTCTTATGTACGCATGATATGCACCAGCTTGATTATGTAACATAGCAATATGAGCATATGAATAATCTTCACCAGGATGTGGACTATCACCAACACCTATTTGTGCCCATAGGGAAACTCTACCTATATCACTAATGGCCGTACCGTTACCTGTTCTTCTTCCATAATTTGAATCATGAACTTTATTATACCAACTATCATGATGTGGAAACATTGGTAAACTTATATCAACATAAGCATTTCCCCCTGAAGCTGCTCCAGGAGCATAATCATCTGATGAATCAAATAAAGCAGTATGAGCTGTTGAATCATTATACCTTGGATTTATAGTAATAGTACCAATATTAGTTGCACTATGTTGTACAATAGGTATTGGTATTTGCATAAAACCATGAGGTAAACCTGATGCAGTTAATACGGCTGATGTTCTTATTGGCATGTTATATAATTTCTTCTAGTTTAATTTTAAATTTCTTTCCACTTCTGTTATTTAACATAAAGATTTCAGTCTCACCTTCTTGTAATGTCCAGTCCCCCCATGTACCATCAACATCGTTTTGCTTACCTTTATTAGACAAATGTAAGTCAGTTGTGTAAACATTGGCCCATCTAGCTGTAGTTGAGCCTAGATTCATTGATGCATCTACACCTGGTAAAAGATTACCACTAGCATCCCAATATCCTTTATATCCACTACTTCCTTCAAAATAATGTATTCCAGGAACTCTCCAATAAGTATCATTAACATAGTAAGCTAAATACTTGTAATCTGTATAATCGTGAAAATATAAGTATGAGGCTCCAGTGCCTCCAGTAGTTAATCTTATATTACCAATTACATCTAATTTATATGATGGAACTCCTGTACCAATACCAACATTTCCATTTGTATTTATAAATAATTTATCAACATCATTAGTAAAAAAAGCAAGATTATGATTACTCCTAGTTCCAAAACTAGCCCCACCATCACCTAAATACGCTGCTAAATATGTGGCATTAGATGCTCCACCATTTATACCAAAAGCATAACCATTTGCAGCATTAATTATTTGCAGTTTATATCCTGGTGTAGTAGTTCCAATGCCTACGTTGCCAGCTGCGGTTATCGTTAAAGCAGGAGATGCAGTAAATGAATTTCCAATAGTTAATCCAGTATTAGAATAAAAAACGTGAGTCCCTACTGTTTGTTGATATATAGATGAAGTAGTTGCAGTTGCAATACTTGCTGTACCATTAAAATATGAACCGCTGCTAATTAAATTATTATTACCATTATTACTTGTGCTTGTTCCAGCAAATTGTAAACCCCCAATGTTAGCTACAGTACCATTTTTTGCAGCTACTAATAAGTTAGGTGAACTTGAAGAACTTGCACCACTTCCAACAATTACGCTACCGCTAAACGTAGCACTTGTACCATTCAAAGCTCCTGTAAGTGTGCCACCACTTAAAGGTAAATAAGTAGAAGCTGCACTAGATGTAGTTAAGTATGTACTATTATCATAACTTACTGTAGTACCACTTACTTTTACAAAGCCTGTACCATTAAGTTGTGCTTGTCCTGTAAATGCACCTACAGAGTATGCATATGCAACTACTTCAATAATATCATTAAGAGCAGCTCCACTAGATAACACTATACTTGTGCCATTGCTAGCTGTATATTCAGAAGAAGCTAACTTAGATCCATTGTAAAATATATCTACTAAACCAGGAGTGTAACTAACTGTAAATGAAGTCTGTCCAGCAGTAGCTGTAAAGTAACTTACTTGTCTTAGTGCACTACTAGCTGTAAATGCTGATGTATATTTAATTACATCTACAATGTTACCAGCACCAGTTCCTGTAGCTAATACTACTGTAGAACCGTCAGTTGCTGTAAAGTCAGCAGAAGTTAATCTAACACCGTTAATAAAGACATCTACTAAACCAACCACATACCCACCTGTTACAGTGAAAGTAGTTTGAGAAGCTGTAGCTGTATATGTTTGAATAGTTCTAGCAGAAGGATTAACACCAACTGTCCATGAACGATCTGTTGTTAAGTCGTATGCTGTTCCATTGATAGTCAATGTTCTAGCATTAGTTACAGGAGTATAACCAAGAGCAGTTGTAACATCACTTGATGTAAGAGTAATATCTCCTGTACGTGTGTTAAATGATGTAAGACCTGCAGCTATTGACCATGTTCTATTTGCACTTAAATCATAAGTTGTACCGTTGATTGTTAATGTACGAGCATTAGTAACTGGAGTGTAAGTTAATGCTGTAGTTACATCTGTATCAGATAATGTAATAGCACCTGTTCTAGTATTAAAACTAGTAACACCACCTTGATATTGAGGTATGTTAAGTACACCTGTTACACTATCATATGTAGCTGCACCAGATGTACCAGTAGTTGTTAAACTAATTGATAGTCTAGCTCTAGCATCAGTATAATATAGGTTACCAGATTCAGTAACCTGTGCAGTGGTATAGTCTCCAGAAGCAGGAGTAATTGCCCCAGTTCTTGTATTGAAAGATGTTACACCTGCTGCAATATTCCATGTTCTATCAGCTGATAAATCATAGGATGTACCATTGATAGTTATGGTCCTAGTTAAAGGAACTTTTGTTCCTATAGAAGTAGCAACTGTTGTAGCAAAGTTAGGATCATCACCTAATGCTGCTGCTAATTCATTTAATGTATCTAAAGTTGTAGGAGCACTATCTACTAAATTAGAAATAGCTGTGCTAACATAAGACTGTGTAGCATAGTTATTAGTAGTTAGATAGGTGTTTACTCTAGCATCAGTATAGTAAAGATTAGTTCCCTCTACAATATTTGTAGTTGATGCAGCAATCTTAGTCCATAAACCAGTTGATGCTACATATTTAATCATATCACCATCTGATGCGTTAGCTACAGATAGATTATGAAGTTCGTCTAGTTCAAAACCATTTTGTACTTTAACAAAAATCTCACCGTTATTTGATTGTACACGTGTAACAACACCAATAAATACTAAATGAGCTGGTGCTGTAGGTTTATTAGCTAAACCAAAGATTAAACCACCATTAGTACCTAACCAAACTGGATCACCTGCCGTAGCAGTAGATGTATCTAAGCCTGCAAGTAAACCTTCTGTTACAACAAACACTTCATCATTTGTAACACCGTCAGTCTTAAGAAGACCTAGTGTTTTAGAAGATGTTGCTTCTGAACTATTAGAAGCTTTAGATACAATCATATTTGTACCTGAATCTCCTGTAGATCCAGATACATAAACGGCAGTACCTGCAGTCATTGTGGCACTAAGTTTTACATAATGCTGTACTTGACTTGTGTAGTTATCTATCCAAGTAGTATCATAACTAGTAGCACTTGCTTTTGCAAGAATCTGACCAGCTAAACCATTTGCAGGAACAAGACCTTGGTAGTTTGGAATATTTAAAACACCTGTAGAAGAGTTATAACTAGCTGCACCACTTACACCATTAGTTGTTAGACTAATAGCTAATCTAGCACGAGCATTTGTATAATATAAATTAATTGTTCCTTCTGGTACTTGATCAGTAGAAGATATAAATCCATTGTATATTGGGTTATATACAAAAACATCTAACAAGTCCCCACTTATGGATGCATCTGCTAACGTAAAAGTATTACCATTAGTTGCATCAATAGCTGTTGGTGTAAGCAATACACCATTTAAGAATACATCAATAAGACCAGGTGTATAACCACCTGACACTGTAAATACTGTTTGACCCGCTGTAGCAGTAATCTGTTGTAAAGCTCTAATAGCTCCTACACCAGATGCAGCTACAGATACGATACCAGTTCCATCTATAGATAGGCCACTACCTATCTTAATACCACCAAGAGTAGTACCAGATGCTATTGGTAAAGTGTATGGCGTAACAAATCCTCTAACCCAAGCGGTTGTAGCCAACTTGGTAGAGTTATCATTAGCATCAGGCGTCTGACCAGTAGCAGTATTGTTAAGTGTAACTACACCATCTACTGTCAGACCAGCTTTAGCTAGTATGTCAGATAGAAATTTCATTCAGTGTTATTATTTCTTGATGATTACACGATATGCATTAGCTGAAGGAGCTACTGCAAAACTTACAGTTACGGTATTAACATCTGTAATTACTACATCTGTAATAACCTCTTCTAGTGTAGTATTATCTTTTATCATCACAATAACATCAACAGTGTTTAAACCATGAGATAAAGCATATGAAGTACCTGCTCCACCAATATTTGCGGCATAACCACCAGTTCTGTTATCTAATAAAGTTTTTAACTTTAAAGGAGTAACAATTCTAGCATCATCAGTACCTGTATCAGTCTCAGCTTGTGTTGCAATCTCAGCAATACCAGTACGAGTCTCAGTAGCTGTACGAGAAGATAATGCCGCAGGAGTTACTGCTTTATTAGAATCTGTACCAGTTTGTGTCTCTGCGTTTGTAGCAAGATATACTAAACCTAATACTGTTGTTGTAGCTTGATCTCTGTTAACTTCTAATCTAATCCAATCAACTTTAGAACTTGTAGAAGCTGCATTGTTTTTAGCAACAATTACATCACCAACATTAAATGGTTCACTATCTACAGTGCCAGCAACTGTTACATACCAGTAATCACCAGCTTTAGTACCAGCAACTGGAGCTGATCCTACAGGAAAAGATCCTGAAGAAGCATCCCATCCACCTTCTAAATTACCTAAGTTTCCTACATTAGTATCAATATAAGATTTAATAGATTGTGATGTAGCAAGAGTTGTACTAGATGCACTAGCTAAATCAGTAACAATTGTTACTTCAGCTGGATTAGCTGTAGCACCAGATACGTTACCAATAACAGTTAGATTAGCAACTTGTTGTAACTTATCAAAAGTTACAGCATTAGCATTAATCTTTACAGTAGTAACTGCAGAGTTAGCTAGCTTACCAGTAGTAATACCTAAATCTTTAACTCTTAAACTATCTGAGTCAATCTCAATAGTTGCGTTATCTACATTAATATCTAATGTAATTACATCTCCATTAGCAGATGTAGATGCTGTAAGACCAGCACCACCAAGAACATCTTGGATATCTCCTGACATGTCCACCCATGCGGTACCATCCCAAAAAAACATTCTTAAAACTGAAGGCGTAGTGTCAAAATAGATTTGACCAACTACTGGACTAGACGGTGCACCAGCTTTATTGTGAACCGCTACATTTAAAATCTGGTTTTGATTGAGGTCCAGATTGGTTAAAAACTTTTTAGACATAGTATTTGTATTATAATTAGTTTAAAAATGCTTTCCCACTAAATGGTGCAGAAAATTTAACTGTTAATGAATTAGAATTAGTATGTTGTACTTCTCCAATAACTTCTTCATTACTTGAATCTACTACAGAAACAGATGGGTACTTGTTCAAGTTATGAGTTATAGACCATACACTTGATGATACTGTTTGATTATGAATATGCGAAAACTTATATGTCTCTTGTATAGAGAGTGTATCTCTATACGTAAGAATAATAGTTCTATTTTCATTATCAGCAGTTACAGTGATATCAACCACTGTTTTGTTAAAAGCTTCAGCTATTTGAGCAAGTTGACTATCTGATAAACTTACTTGATCCCACTGGTTACCGTCCCATGAATACACCATTTTTAATGTAGTATCATAGACAATAATACCAGAGTCATTAGAATTATATCCAGACGCTAAAGCATTTCTTTCTGCAGTGGTTACAGGTTGTAACTTAGCATTAAGAATACTATTCTTATTAAAATCGTAGTCTACATATATTTTCTGTACTGCCATTATGATAAGTATGCTCTGCCGGCTACGGGTTGATTAAAGTAAATCTTAAGTCTATTATTATCAATATAGTCTATCACTCCTTGTATATCTGCACCTGTTAAATCTTCTGTTCTAACATTAGGACTTAAGTTCATACCATGAACAACATCCCACATTGTAGAAGCTGTTTGTTGTGTAAATACAAAAGAACTATTTTGATTAATAGTAATGGCTGGGTTTAAATTAATTCTAGTAATACATCCACCAGAGTTAATCTCTATAATATTTTGACCAGACTGTTGTGTACCCATGTAGTCTAATCCTACAGATGGACCTTTACCATCTTCAGACATAAAGAAACCTGTGCCTCCTTTAGAATATAACACATCATCGTACTTTATACCGAGCCAAGTTTTAAGTTGAACTTTAGTTTCAGATAAAGCTCCTTCATCTTCATTAGCTTCCCATTCAACTAACTCTTTTCTCATAGAAATGAGTTGGCTATCTTGTTCTGGCTTACAAGAGTCAACACCATAACGCATCTGTTTGTATAAACGATGCATTACATCAGCAAACTGCTTATTGTATTTTTCTCTATTCTGTAGATAAGTTCTCATTCTGTGTATTACTTGTTTGAGCTATTAAAGCTTCTAATTTAATTTGAGCTTCATAAGATGTGATACAATTAGCACAAACTCTTTTACCATCTGAAGCTATCCTATCTTGACATCCACATGTTATGGATGAATTGCAATTTGAACACTGTCTCATTATGTTTGGTTTTTAGTGAGCTTTAACAGTTTGTTCCACAAAGACCGTTAGTAATTTTATCTAATCTTTTTTTTGCGTATAATAAAAGTTCCATACCAGCTTCAGGGCTATGACAATACTCCACCTTAGCTTTAGCTGCATCTATAAAACTTTTTATTAGTCTTAATTCTACAAGTTTTTCTTTTATGTCTGCATCTGGTTCACACGCACTCATCTCTAATTCACACAAAAGATTGTAATATCTGTTTACAGTTTGTGTAACACGAAGATGATTATACTCTACCTGAACAATACTATTTGGAGACATAGAGTAGTTAATAACATAAATACCATCTGGAAGTGGTTGTGCTGCTTCACTACATCCTGTCTTTTGTAATCCTAAAGTACAGGCTGTTAGTGTTGTGTTAAACCCAGGTAACATTTCAATATTTACAGGAAGATTAAATCCTGGAGAAGTGATACTTAGAACACCGCAGTCTTGTCCAACTCCGTCAGCATAAATGCTGGTATCAAATATACGTAAAACCTTAATATTATTAGTATCAGGCAGCTCTAAACTTAGCTGATGTTTGCTTGCCATTAGTGTAAACTTTAATAGTTTATATAAATTTAAAGACGAAGGTCCTCAATAATAATATACCAAATTTTTGGGAATTATCCAAAAACAAAAAGGGAGGGACATTTGTCCTCTCCCTTAATGTTTAGATATTCTTAATATCTTATACAGTCTCTAAAGTTACTGCATTACCAGCCGCACTTGCACTAGATGCAATGAAGTTAGTAATTGAAGTAGTAGAAGTACCAGCAGGTACGTGAACTACGATCAAATACTGATCATTATCAAATGTGCTTGTTGGGTTGTTGAAACGAGGTACATTGTGTAAGATCAATACTTGATCATACAAACCAGCCTTGTTTACAGTTGCCAAAGCTGGATCAGCTTCGATCTCACGCATACGTAAGCTATCTACACGAGAGCTATCAGGATATGCATTTTGTAAGTAACGACCATCTAAGATCAACTCACGTAATACAGTCTCACCTAAACCAGATGCTTGCTTAGGAGCTTGGATCTCTGCAGATACAAATCCGTTTACAGCACAAGGATCACCAGACTCATCTACAAATGAAGTGTAGATAAATAATGGCTCTAATTCATAGAAATCAGTTGGAGTAAAAGTACAAGCACCAAACTTAGTTTCAACGTAAGCAGCAGTGATCTCTAAGTGAGAATCTACAGCAGCTACATCATTAGCAGCAGTTACAGGAGAGTAAGTACCAGTTGCTACTTCAGAGTAGATCTTAGCATTACCATCTGTAGAAGCTACAGCATTTTTAGTAAGAACTACATTTGCATAGCCAGAACCAGCTGAATCAGCAGCACCAACAGAAACTACTTGAGAACCACCAGCTAAAGAAGCATGAACCACTTTTTCACCTGCTTGGAAAGCAGCTGCATCAGCGTTAGCTACAACGATAGTTGCAGAACCAGCTGTTGGGTTAATAGCTACTGAAGCAGTAGTTAAATTCCACACCTTAGCTTGAACAAAGTCTTTCAACAATGGAGCCTCGTTAATTTGATCTTTCCACTTAAGTAAGATCACGTTTTGGTCTACTGTGTTAGTAGTACCTGCAACAGCATCACAACCACTGTGAGCGTCTAATGTCTTGTACAACTGGTGGTTTAAAAAACGCAACGCAGGTGAACCTTTAACATCTAAACGTAGACGGTAAGTAGTGTCACTGTTAATTGTAGCTGCAGAAGGATCTACAGATACGATTTGATTTTGAGCAACATCAGATGTTACTTTGATCAAACGGCTGATGTACTTAGGGTTGATCACTTTAGACTTAACTGACTCTTTGTAACCACCGTGAACAGGGCCAATTTTGTCAGCAGCAAAGTAAGAACCTTGAGCCAAAATAAAAGGAGCAGCTTGAGCAGTAACAGCTTGGTACGTCTTAGCATCAAAGAAGCCAATTTGACCAGCAGTTAAAGCATCAGTACCACCAGAGCTAGCTAAAGTTGTGCTAGCAGGCAAGAATGACTTGCGGAATGCATTAGGAAAATACATAGGGCTTTAATTTAAGGGTTATAAATAAAAAAAATAAATTTAACTTAAAAACATTAACTTATACTTAGTTGAAGATATTAAACTTTTTACCTCATCAAGTTGGTTTGTAACTTCTGAAAAAGGCATAAGCTTTTGTAACTCAGTAACTTCTGTATATAGTTCTTTTATATGCGAAAGAGCTTCTTGTACAGATCCACATTTGTATGGTGTCACTGTAGGATACTCTAACAACTTCTCACGAGCACCTTGATATTGTTCTGCAACAGAATCAAGTAGTCCTGGCATACCTTCATAAAACTCACCTAGAGCTTTATGTATTGATAATGAACCTGGTCCTGTAATCTTTAGATGTAACTGATGCATACTCACTGTAAAAGATTGTGCATGAGCGATCATAGCTGCTGTTTCAGTACATGGGCCCATTGGTCCTGGTCTTTGTAACTTCTGTATCATTAACTATTTCTTTGTGCGTTTTGTACTTCTCTCTGATACTGATTCATAGACTCTATATCACCAGCTAAGATTGCAGCAGCTTCATCAGCTATAATCTCACAGATATCATCTTTTAACTCACACTCTACAGCAGTAGTAAAGGTTTGTCCAGTTGCAATATTAGTACAACCTAAAATCTGAATATCTTTTGGTTTTCTATAATATACTAATTTAGAATCATGTACAGTAAATAAACCATTTGTATAGATTCTAATCTTATCTCCAAGTATTGTACAAAAAGTCTCAGCCCATTCAAAGGAAGGTGACTTAAAACTATCTGCTAAAAGAATATCTACGTTTGCTTCTTCTGCTTGATAGATAGTACTTAAAGCTCTTTTTGGACAACAATCATTCTTTACATTAGCACTAACTCTTACAAAGTGTAAGTAGTTAGCTGGAATAGCATCAGTTTCAAAGTACTTTGGCTTTTCTAAACCACGTAATTCTATTTCACTAAGTAGTATCTGAAGATCATCAACCACTGTAACACTCTGTTCAGAAGATTCTTTAAGGGCATTTAATCCGTGTAAACGTCTACGTACCCACTCAATTTGAGCCTTATTGAAAGCCTCTTGGATCATCCAACACTCAATGTTGTCATAATCAAAAGAGCCAAGCTTATTAAGCCTCTGCTTGATTTTTATCTGTAACAGGTTGTTGTTCATATTTTATAAAGACCTGGGTGCTGTTCTCACGGGAAGCAACCCAGGTACTGTTTTTTACTGGTTCCAGTATTTCTCAACTTTCTTAGTTAAGTCTACCAAGATCTCTTCATTTAGAGGGTTCTTTAGGTATTCTGCACAATCGGAAGGAGTACGTCCTAACATTGTTGTAGTTTCCATGTGGTAGATAAATCCATCAGCTTTAGTTGCAATAAACTTGTAATATGTACAGTCTTTTACAATAGCTCTGATTTTTAATGTTTCCATATCTAAAGTGGCAACATCTAAGAATCTTTCAGCTGTTTTACGCTTATCTTTTTCTACAAGATCACCGTTAATATATTTATCCATGTTGTCATAGACAATATCATTTGGTGTAGATTTCTTATACTGAGCACTGTTAGCATCTAACACTTTTGCTACATATAGAAGTTTATTCTGATTCTTGTTAAATAACTTTTCAAGTTCAGCCAATGCCTTATTACGCATTTTCTTAACTTCAGTATTTACAGATGCAGTTTCTTCTAACTTATCTAAGTAAAATTTAGGAGGAACTGGCATTCTACGAGCTTCTTCTAAACTTTTAGCAACGATTGAGAAACCACCTGCTTCAATTGCATATAATCTAATTAAATCATATGGATCTTTATCAGGCTCTAAGTAACTTGGTTCGTTACCACATCTAATTTTGATCTTATCCCAGAAAGCTGAATTATCAGGTTTCAGTAATTTAATCTTATTCCAGAACTGCTCATCTGTAGGTTCTACTACGTTTGCTGCTAATTCTTTCTCTAACTGAGCTACAACTACACGAATCTGCTTAATCTTAGCTTCTTGTTCTTCTGCAGGTAGCCCTTTAACATCTGGAGAAAACTCATTTAATCCAGTGATGTATCTTACAATACCGTTAATCTCTAGACAAGCTAATTGTTCCTCGTGG